AGGGTCAGGTGTTGACGACCACGCCCCCACTGCTCCCACCGCCAGGCGGGGGGGGGACGACGAGCGTGCCACCGCTCGGGAGGTTGACGTTGATGCTGCCGCCGCCGCCCGTGTTGGTGATCGTCACCTGCGATCCACCTGCGATGTTGACGGTGCCACCGTTGCCGCTGACGTTCGTAGTGTTGTTGCTGCCGACGTCCACGGTGTCGTTGCTGTCGATGCCGGTGATGGTCGCGCCGACTCCGCTGGTAGTCGTGACGGTGGTTGCGCTGTTGGCGCCGCCCGTCTTCGGATTGATGTAGACGCGCCCACCTGTGCCGGTGTTGCAGGCCGTCACGCCGTCCTTGTTCGTGTGGCAGTTGCCTGGATTCACTCGCTGGCGGCCGTCGTTCGCCGTCGCTGAATCGCCTTGCTTCTCGCCGATCTTTCCGCCGGCGTCTGATGCAGCCGCGGGTGCAGGCGCGATAAAGAGCAGGATCGCCAGTGCCAATGCGTATCGCATGGTGGTCTCCTTGCAGAGGTGGGGTGTTTCTTGTTGGCAGCAGCTCCGTCGTGGCGCTGCTCGTCCTAGAGAACCTTCCCCCTCGTTTCGCAGGAGCGCAAGCCGGCCGCCCCGGAATCTCTTCTCGGAACGGCCGGCGTAGGCCCTGACGGGGGCGCCAGGGCGTTTGAGGTTTCCTAGCTGGCCCCGCGGTCGCGCCTGAGGCGGATGTTCTCGCGGCCCATTTCAGCCAGGCGCTCGCGGTCCTTCTCGAGCTTCAGGCTGCACGCCTTGCTCGTGATACTCTTGAGGCTGCGGTCGAGCTGCCGCGCGATCTCGACGTTCGACGTCTTGGGATAGAGCTTCCTGAGCTTGGCGATCTCGGCGTCAGTCCAACGCGGCATCGCGAGCTCGCCGGGGAAGGCGCGCTTGTCCTTCGCCAACGCAAGCTCACGAGCCTTGCGCCGAACCTGCGCCTCGCTGCGCTTCAGCGCTCGAGCGATCATCACGTCGTCCATCGTGCCGAACGACGTGCGCAGAATGCGCAGGTCGTCGGCGGTCCAGCGGCGGCTCATGCGAGCGCTCCCATCAAGCCCGCCGCCCAGGGGCGGATGTCGGCGCGCTTGTCCCACAGGTCGAGGAACTCGCCTTTGCGCGAACGCACAAGGTTGCGCGTCGCGTCGTCGCCGTAGAGCAGCGCCGCTTCGAAGAGCGCCCACGCGTTGGTCGTCGATCCTTCGCCTGCCGGCGCCATGCGGACGTGCTCCTCGTCGAGCCACCGGCGGCTGTCGCCATCCACCCTCTCGCCGACGATGAAGTACTTCCGCCAGGCCGGCGGCGTGCCGACTGGCCAGAACCGGAAGTAGATCCGCACGAGCCTGCCGAGCATGGCGCGCACCCACGCCGGGACGTCGTCGCGGCCGTAGACGATGCACGCGGCCTCAACGATCGCAACGGCGGCGATCGCCGCTTCGATCTCGGCCGCGCTGAGCTCGTGCACGAGCACGCCGCAGTCGAACGGCCGCGGCCCGCCCGTCGACTTGTAGCCGATCGCCTGCATGAAGCCCGACGGCAGGATCGACGCCTCGGCCCACTCGAGCATCTCGAACAGGATCTGTTCGAACTCGCTGCGGTAGTCCATCGCCGCCCAAGCCATCGCATCGAAGCACTCGCCGAAGTCGCGCGCGCCATCCGGGCCGAGCGGCCCCCGCGGTCGGTAGGCGAGCGGCTCGTCGTTCATGTACGCCCCGTCGTGGAACGCCATGCCGTTGGGCGCGACGTTGTCGGGGAAGCGGAAGGTGGTATCGCCGTCCCATCCCGGCTGCGCTTTGACGTGCTGCCACTGGTACGTCGCGTCGCGTGCGATCGCCAGCAGGGCCTCGCCGCCGATCTTGCCGAGCACGTCGCCCTCGTGGTCCCGCCTGAGCTGCTTCGCGCTCTTGGTGAACCGCATCAGGTGCGCGCCGTTCCAGCCGGCGTTGCCGCAGGGCCCGAGCCACGGGAACATCGGGTTGCCCCACAGCACGTCGCTGACCTCGGAGCGCTGCCCGTTCGGCAAGATCGACATGGCCGGGTTGAATCGCGCCTGCAGGCTGAAGCGGCAGACCTTCGTCATGCCGCCCTCGAGCATGTCGAGCAGCCGCGGGTCGGTCCAGGCCGCCGTACCTCGATCCATCGCGCGGACGAAGCGACGCCAAAGCTCCTGCGGCTTCAGCACGCCCGGATGGAAGCCAAGCCAGTTGCCGGCGACGCCGTCGCGGATCGGGTTCGGCTGGCCGCTGTCGTCGGTCGTCTCGCTGATCGGCTGGCGCGGGCCGATCGGTTGCGCCACGGTGTAGGCCGCCTCCTTGTCCTCGAACAGCACCACCTTCGAGCCCATCGGCCCGACGTTCTCGAGCGTGCCGCTCGGCGCCTTGCGGTGCGCCATGGTGAGCAGCGCCAGCATCGTGCGCCGGTAGCCGCGGCGCTGCTTCGCGCGGATCCAGCGCTGGTAGATGCGGTTGCGCGGCCAGGGCACCGTGTCGCCGGCGAAGCCCGAGCGCGGATCCTCGGCGATCCAGCCCTCACCGGGGTCCGGCGGCTCGATCTTGATGGCGCCATCGGCGCGCCCGGCGGTGAAATCGCGGATGAGGAAGAGCTCCTCGCCGTCGCCCACGAGCCTGTCCTCGGGGCTTCGCGGGGACTGGACCGTGATCCGTGTCTGCTTCTGCTGGACGGCCTGCATAGGGTTCTCCTTGGGGGCTTGCCGATGGGAGGGGGGCGAGTGTAGCGTCTCCCCTGCTCGGGATGGCGCTACGGACCATGGCGCTGTCTCCTGTTGCTCGGGCGGCCGGCACCTCTCGACGAGGAGTGCCGGCCGCCTTTCACATGCCGCGTTGCCGCCTTGTCGGCGGCATCACGGCACGGCGACGTTGTACCGGGGCGTGAGCCGCGACGGATCGAGGTGCTCGTCGACCTCGAACCAGAAACCGCCGCCCATCGCGCTCGACTTCCCGGTGTAGCTCCACTGGAGCGTGATCGTGTCGCCGATGAAGTGCTCGAGGTTCGTGGTGATCAGGCGCGTCTCGCGTTTGGACTGTGCCAGCAAGAAGACGCCGCCGCCGGTGCCTGCGAAGTCGATCACGCCATCCGCCGGTCCGAGCAGGAACGACTGCGTCGGCCACTCGATCAGGTAGTTCTCCTCGAACGAGGTACCGGGAATCGTGAACTTGACGACCGAATGCCTGTTGCCGCGCGCGAAGTCGACGACCGCGATACGCGGGAACGGCGTTGCGTACTGCTCGATCTGCCATCGGCGCTCGCGGCGCGAATCGAAGGTCAGGCTGACGTTGGCCAGGGGCTCGGTCCCGGTGTAGCCGGGAACGACCACGGTGCCCTGCGCGCCACGGTCGGCTCCGGTGCCGGGCGCGACCACGCCGAACCGCGCCCCGCCGCCGAAGAGCAGCAGGAAGGGCGCGACAAGTGCCAGGAGGTTCATGGGGAGAAGCCTTCGGGTTGGGGCGCCGGCCGAATGCCGCCGCCGTCTCGAGGGATCCTAGCTGCCCCCGCCCGCCGGCACGAGCCAGGCTTCGGTTGGCCCGTCTCGAATTCCCGAGGTAGGGTTCAGGTGCCCGCGGCCCCGTGCCGAAGAGGGGGGCATGAAGCAAGCCATCCACTTCCTGTCGAACGTGCCCGGCTACCTCTGGTTCTCGAGCGTCCTCGGCTGCAGCCTGGTCTACGGGCTCCTGCGCCTGCTGGACGTTGCCAGGGCCGCCGCCGGCGCCTGAGGCCGCCTTCCCGGTCGCTCGAACCGCGCCTCGAGCACGGGCCCTCCCAGGGCCCCTGGCAGGCCGCGCCCCCGCCTGCCCTCCTGGCCGCCTGAGAGCCCCCAGGATCGCGGCTCCCCTGCTGCGCCTCGTCGGCCGCGTTCGGCCGCTGCCTCCAGTACGCGCCCAGGGCGGTCGCTCTCCCGGCCTGGAAAGACGAGCCCCCGGCCAACGCGATAGGCCGAGGGCTCGCTGCTCGAGGGGCCGGAAGCCGGAAGGGCCCCTCGCCGCTCAGCGCGGTTGCTGCTCGGAACGCCGGACCTCGGCACGCAGCTCCGCGATCTGGACCCTGAGCTCCCCTGTTTCCCTGGCTAGCCGCTCGCGGATGTCGCCGGCCTCCCGCTGCAGAGTGCTGAGCTCGCGCTGCATCGTCCCGGTCAGCGAGGTGATGCCGACCTTGACTTCCTTCAACGTGTCGCCCTGCACGTCGATTTTCGCTTCGAGCGTGGTCGTGCGGTCGCTGTTGACGGCCATCATCCGCACGTTCGCCACGGCCGCTCCGATCAGCGCGATGACGACGGCGATCGAGAGCCCCCACTTGCCGCCGATGACGGTGGCGGGTGCGTTCGCTGCTTCCCTGTCCTGCGGTGCAGTCATGAGGGGGGGGGCCTCCTAGATGACTCAGACGTACAGAACGCCGAACGCCGCGGCGGCGCCGTCGGCCATCGCGATCAGCTTCTGTGCTCCGACGTCGGTGCTCGTGTGCCGGATCTCGATCGTGTCGCCGTTGGTGAGCGAGGCGGCGAGGATCGTGCCCGTCGTGCCGCCGGCGGTGATCAGGTTGGCGAACGCGCCGCCGTTGATGCGGTACTGCACGTCGCCCGCCGTGAAGGCTGACGACAGGACGAAGTCGTGATCGTTGCTGTCGTCGTCGACAGTGAAGGCCGCGGACACGTCGTTGGTGTCGAGCGCGCCGAACGCGAACTGCCCGGTGAGCGCGCTCGTCACGTCGAAGTCCCACACCAGGTCGTATCGGCTGTCGTAGCCCGTGCCCTCGAACGTGTGCGTCGCCCTGAGTGCGAACCGGAGCCTCGTCGGCAGCGCGCCACCCGTCGCTTGCAGGATGTCGAGCCTCGTGATCGATCCCGCTGCCGATGATCCCAGCGCCTGCGTAAAGAGCAGGGTCGCCAAACCGTCGGGATCGTCGATCACGTCGACCTCGTGCGTCGTGCTGTTCTCGCTCGGGTAGCTCGGATCGATCGAGGCTGCGTCGGTCAGCAGCGCGGCGACCTCGTTCTCGGTGCGAAAGTCGCGGCGCTTGAAGGTCAGGTCGATCGCCGTGTCCTCGCCGCTGCCGGCGCCGCCCTCGAGCGCGACCTCATCGTCGAATCGCGTCCCGTTGAGCGAGAGCTCGCTCGGCGGATAGGGGCGGCGGGTCCGGTTGGCCATGGCGAACGCGATCTGCGTCGCGCTCCCTTCGGCGAGCTCGTCGGTCGTCGAGATCGGCAGCAGCTTGACGTGGACGTTTTGCCCTGCCGGCACGCCGCTGTCACTGATGCCGCCGCCGAGGAACAGCAGGAAGACCGGCGCGCCGGACGCGTGATCCTCCTGCACGCTGTCAAGCACGCCGCGGTAGACGTTGTTGATCTGGACGTTCGCCCCGCTCGTCTGCGCGCTCGACACCAGCAGGAACTCGTTCCCGACCATGCACAGGGTCGTCAGGTCCGTCCCGAGCGTGACCAGGTCGGTGATGTCGGGGAAGCCGATCTCGAGCGCCGTCTGCGTGTCCGGCGTCGGCGTGATCGTGATGCTGCTCTGCGGGTAGGCCGAGCCTGCCGGCAGCGCGCTGGCGAGCTCGCCGATCCGAGCGAAGCCGTAGACCTGGCCGACCTCCGTGAACGCCCCGCTCGGAGTGCCGGCCGAATGCCGCTCCATGAGGCGGAACGCCACCTCGGCGCCCTGCTTCCTTGCGGCCGCGTAGACCTTGTCGGCCGTGGCGCTCGAGCCGAACGGATCGCGCGCCGTGAACGCTCGCGGCGCCTCGAACGCGAGCTGCTCGTCGCTCGGGAAGGCCACGAGCGTGTCTGCCGGCGGCGACCAGCCCGTCTGAGGCGGCGCGCCAAACGATCCAACGGCGGACCGGAAGATGTCTTGCACGAGCTTGAGCGTGATCGTGCCGTTCAGCAGGTCGCCGTAGTCGACCGACGTCACGCGCATCGGCAATCGCACGAAGCCCACGTCAGGATTGGTGAAAGCGACCACGTCTCCCGGCAGCACGCCGTAGAGCGTCCGGTCGACGAGGAACTCGCCGCTGGCCAGAGGGATCGCATGCGTGCGGAGCTCGCGCCAGCAGATCGCGTCGGCCAGGTCGGGGTCCGCGATGCCCTCGTGGGTCACGGCCGTCGACGTGGTCTTGCCGACGATGCGCATGTTGGCCATGTCCTGCGCGAAGGCGTACGTACTCTTGTAGCTGTCGTCGCGGTGGACGAACGGGACGCGGACCTGGTTCTTCGTGCCCTCCCAGGTTCCGCGGGTGAAGCCGCGCACGTCGCGGATGTTGGTCTCGAGCGTGAGCTCGGGAACGAGCAGCACGTCGTAGTCGTCGCGCACGAGCTTGATGTCCCACTTGCCCGTAATCGGGTTCAGGTAAATGAACGCATCGAGCTGTTTCTCGAGCCGGCGCACCATGTCGCCGATGTCCTCGACGCGCTCGAGCATGAACGAGAAACCGTTCCCTTCGGTGTGCGTGGTGTTAGCCGCGGTGATCCAGACCGCGCTGTTGACGTCGGCGGCCGGGATGGCGAAGCCGTACTCTGCGTTCGTCAGACACTCGTAGAGGACGTTGACGCCGTTCGCGTCGCCGCTGTTGACGACGTGCCTGTTGGACGTCAAGCCGAGCGGGTTCGGCGTGCGCCGAACCTCGAACTTCCACGGCTTGATCGACGTGCTGTTGCCGAGGTAGACGGCCTCCGTCTCAGGCGCGATGTAGCAGCAGTCGCGGTAGGCCGGCGTGTCGCCCGTGACCGGCGGTTCCTTCTGGAACTGCGAGAGGTAGGCCGACGCGGTCTGCGTGCTCGTGCCCGCGAAGAACTGCAGCGTGCCGACCACGCCGCCGTTGCCGAGCTCGTCGCCGCCGAACAGCTTCGGCTCGTTGATCGTGAAGGTGCCGCCGTGCGCGACGCTGCCCGAAAAGACCTGCTTGTCGCCGATGTCGACGCTGATCAGCTCGGTGGCCTCGCCCTGGCATATCGCCATCTGCTTGCCGAGGTAGTAGCGGTAGCCGGTGACGAACTCCTTTTTGAAGAACAGACCGACCTCGTCGATGATCGGCTCCTGCAAGTAGTCGCCGTACCAGATCACGTTGGGGCCGGCAATCTTGCGCGTGCCCCACAGCAGCGGGAGCGACCGGCCCTCCGTTGCGGTCGGAAACTTGAAGTCCTCGAGCCCTGCCGGTTTCGCGTCGTCGGGCGGCGGCGCGAGCAGGTCCGACAAGACCGCCATCGCCGCGTAGAGCAGCAGCGTGATGAAGATGCCCATCAGTCGATCCCCGATTCAAACGGGTTCTTGACCGGCACGAAGGCGAAGCCCCCGTAGTTGATCACGTTGTCGAACTTGCTCTTACAGATTGCGATGTTGTGCGCGCAGCCTGCGAAGACGTTCACCAGGCTCGGCTCCGTTGCGAACGGCGCCATGAGCGTGAGCCCGCCTGCGCCGTCGTCGTCGAGCACCATGCGGTAGTCGCTCACCCCGACCGCTTCGACGTAGCCGCCGGTGAACCAGCCCGCGGCGTAGCTCCCCAGGCCGGCGACCGTCAGCAGGTTGCCGACCTGGCTCGTGACCGATCGAAGCGACGCCCGGAACGCCGGATCGGTGTCGTCGACGCGGCAGGTCAGCGGATCGTAGAGGACGTGGTTGCAGCGGCCCTGGCAGGTGCGCGCCGGCATCTCGCGCCCCATGCTCGCCATGAGCGCGCGCGCTGTCAGGCGGCACTCCTTCAGGCCGTTCTCGAACGAGGCGCCCTGCACGTAGCCGTCGAAGACGGTCACCACTTCCGGCGTCGGCGTGTCGTCGCGGTGGAAGCGTGAAACGGTCAGGCGTACGCGCACGCCTGGGAGCTGGCCGGCGTAGATCTGCGCGACCGGGTCGCTCGTCGGAAGGACCACGCTGAAGTTGCTCCGGTCACGCTCCTCAGGCCCCTCGGCGTTCGATGAACGCTTGAGCGCGATGGGCGTGTAGATCTGCGCGCCGAGCGGCTCCTGGCTCTCCGACGAGGTGTAGAAGTAGGACGCGGCGCCGGCGGTGAAGCGGTAGACCTCAACCGGCCGGCCGCCTTGCTGGCTCGTCTCGTGGGCTGCGTAGGTCATTCGAAGGTTGCGATCAGCGGCATGACCAGGTGCGCCACATTGCCGCCCTCCTGGTACTCGATCTTGACCCTGTCGGAGCTGGCACGCACTTCCTCGACGAACTCGACGCGCTCGATCGTGGTGTAGTCGATCGTGCTCGGCCAGGCAACGTCGACCTCGAGCTGGTCGCTGTCGGCATCGATGTTCGAGCTGCCGACGATCGTCCTGACGAGCGTCGTCCCGTTCGCCAACGTCACCCTGATCACGTTCTTCGGCTGCCGGTTGCGAACAAACTGCGCATAGCCGTAGTTGGCGACCTGCATCTGCACCGACGTGTTCAGCAGGTCCGCGGTGACGACCAGGTCGTCGCTCGCCCGCGGGATGTAGAGCGAGACCTGGCGTCCGCGGAGCGCGTGGACCATGCCGCGCATCTCCCACACGGCCTGCCGCCCCTCGGCGCGCATGACGAACGCGTGCGACCGCTTGTGCCGGTCCCACTCCCCTTCGAAGTGCTCGAGGCCCGTCTCGCTGTCCAGGGAGTAGACGTTGATCTCGAAGTCTTCGCTGACCGTGCTGCTGCGAATGATGTTGAAGACGTCGAGCAGCAGCTTTCCGCTGTAGCTCGAGAAGGGTGTCAGGTCGGCGAGGTTGACGTCGTTGTCGAGCGTGCGGAACGCGATCTGCATCCGCCCCATGCCGACAGGGTAGCGACTGCCGCCGATCCGCTTGTCGATCTTCGACGCCTGCAACGGGAAGACGCGCGTGCCGACGCTGTAGCTGTTCAGGAGACCCGACTCGAAGGTCATGCTCGTCCCGCCAATCGCGCTGATCGTCAGCACGTCGAACTGCTCCCGATCGACGAGGAGCACAGCGAGCCCGCCGACGCGCAGGTCGCGGTATGCCGTCTCGTCGACCGTGATGCTCGTGTCGCCGGCGGTCGCAGCGGCGGTGAGCTCGAGCTCGTCCCACCAGACCGGCACGCCGAAGACGCGTGCCTGCCAGTCAAACAGGAGGTTCTCGAGGATCTGCCGCGTCGCGCCTTCCTCGACCAAATACTCGTAGGGGAAGAACTGGCGCGGGTTCTTGCGCAGCGCGATGCGCTGCTCGCGCCCGCCGAAGATCGGGATGATGTCGGTGAGCGATTCGAGCTCCTCGGCGAACGGCTGCTCGGGGTCGAGCCACCAGAGCACGATGCGCTGGAGCTCGACGAGGACCGTCGCCACGTCGCCACCCTCGAACTCGAACGCCAGCGCGCCGTCGACCACCGGCGATCCGGTCGTGTCGATCTCGAGCGTCATCAGGTAGCCCGTCAACGGCAGGACGACCGTCGGCAGGGCAGGCGCGCTGCCGAGCGTGATGCCCGAGCCTGCGATCGTCACAAACGCGTCCCAGGTGCGCGTCTCGTATCGGTACGCCGAGAAGACTTCGATGTCGGCCGATTGCGCGCTGAGCAGGTTCCCGAAGCTGTACACGCGCGCGACGACGTGGAAGTCCTCGAACCAGTCGAACGTACCGGCCGCCTGCGCCGCCTCTTCGGCCGTCCACTCGTTGCCCGCCGGCGCCGCGCGGTGCTCGACGATCGCGACGGTATCGCTCGCGTCGACGCCGCTAGGGATCCACGGCTGCGGTGCGAGCGCCTGCGGTGCGAGCGCGCCGCTTTGCTCGCTGGCGAAGATCGCCGGCACCGCGGTTTCGGCCTGCCACGTCGCCATGGATCACGGCACCTTCCGGTAGGCGATGCCGATGAAGCCCGAGCGCCCGGTGACCGAGGCCAACGTCCGGATCGAATAGGGGAAGACCGCCCAGGTGTCGGTCCCGATCACGACCTCTTGCCCCGGCTCGAAGTTGCGGATGTTGAGCATGCGCACGTCCGGCAGGTGGCCCAGCAGGTAAACGCGCGCGTTGCTGGGATCCTTGTACCAGGCCCCGATCGACTGCAGCGGGATCATGCCGCTCGAGCTGTTCCCGATCGCGTTGGCGAAGCCTCGCGCGGTCATGCCGGCGCGCGCACCGCCGTGAATCTGCTGCCGGATGTTGCCGGCGGTGTCGCTGCCGAGGCTTGTGGTCGTTGCGATCACCACGCCCCACACGGCCGCGCCCTGGTTGGGCAGCCCGCTCGCGATGCGGATCGTCGCGACGCGCAGGCCGTGCGTGACGCCGTTCAGCACGAGACCGTCGAAGAGCGTCTGCGTGTCTCCGTCGAGGGGCGATGCTCCGGCGACCGCATCCTGGTAGTGCCCGTACGCGTACTCGCCGCCGCCCCAACCGTCGCCGAACTTGTCGACGATGCCGAAGCCGAAGTGCCGGAAGGTCCCCGAGGCAACCTCAACGACGACGTGGATGTAGTCGTT